GTACGGTCTCGGTCAGGATAACTGTCGTCAATCTGTTCTCTTAACTGAACGGCTGACTTTGATAGCCACCACTTCATCCCAGTAGCAATGCCGCTTCATCGGCTGTGATGCCTAGACGCTCAAGTAGTGCAGCCTTAGCGACAGCACGCTCGGCAGCGATGCGGTCATCTTCTGCCTTAGCATCGGCTGCTAACTCTGCCTGATAGGCAAGTTCGGCAACTTCTGCATCTGTCAGCTCGATTTCTAAGACCTCGCCAGTAGTGCAATTAACTTCGATTCGTGTTGGATTAGGCATTAGATACTCCATATAGGTAGGCGGTAGTGTGTTCGACAAAATTGGCGGCTGATCCGCTTGTTAAATTAATTTGAGTAATGGCGGCCGTTCCTGACCAAAGCCCCGCCATTAGGCCAGCATAAGCGGCCGTGGCATTGTTTTCTGAAACTCCATCTACGCTAAAAGATTTTGCGGTGCTGCCTGCATAGTTTGGAATGTAGATTTCTGCATTTCCGAAAGTGCTAGCCGTCGCAGTTGAGGCAGTCGTAAACGGCGCGGAGTTAGTGGTATCAGAGGCAGGGGTTCCCGAACCTGCGCCGTATAATCGTCTTACTGTATAAGTGCCCCCAGTATTAAAAGAGACCCCAAGTCCGTCTACCACGCTGCTGCCAAGATTTGTTCTCGCCGAGATCTTAATGACTAAATCCGTGTATGTGCTGGGTATCGTAGTAAAGGAAATAGTGGCCTGACCGCCCGATCCAACTACTACGGCTGATCCGATTTGAGTAAATGTAGGCATTATGCCGCCTTTATTCCGTAGATGGTAAAAATAGTGCCTGTCTTTAAACTGCCAACTGGATTACTTGAACGCAAAGTAACTGAATTTACCGCAGCGGTAGAGCGCCACAGGCTCACATTTGCGTCCACTTCAACGCTGGCGGTGCTTAATCTTGATAAAGATGTTTTATAGGTTGTTGTATTTGAATAATTTAAGATTGTTGATACAGCGACAGATGGAACAGTTGTGGACATACCATTTACATAGGCTCCAAAACATAATCCTCTAGCGTCATTGGCTGCACGCAAGGATGATGCTGCGCTACCATTACCGCTCAATACAGTCCACGAATAGTTGCTTCCAGTATCACTATTTAGCTGTGCTGTCAGTGTATAAGCGCCAGTACAGGTTAAATTGGAAGTAATAATAACTAAATCAGTATAAGTGCTGGGGATAGAAGTAAAAGTATGTGAGTTGGTATTGCTTGGTAATGTGTATGTCTGAATCTTCTCATAAGTTGCAGTAGGCATTATTACCCCTTAATTCCATATAGTGCGAATTGAGTATCGGTCGTCCAACTGCCACCGCCTGAGGTAAATCTCAAGCTGTTGATCGCGGCGGTGTTAAACCACGCGCCGGAGATAAGACCAACGGTACCTGAACCGTTAAAATCCACTCCACCTAAAAGTCTAAAAGTTTTATTCTTTGAAGTGTTAGCATAATCTAAAATATCCCAAACATAGGCTCCGTAAATTCCGGCCGTGTTAAGACTGCTAGGGTTAAAATATGGCACAATATCAGTGCCGCTTGTATATGACTGAGCCCCAGCGGCTGAGCCGTTACCCGTAAGTCTATGAGTTGCATAGTTAGCGCCTGTATCTCCATTAGCAATTACTAAAATACTTTGTTCACCTGTTCCCACAGAAGTATTCCGCACGATGGCTCGTAGCTGTAAATGTTTGTAGGTGCTAGGTATTGAGCTAAAAGTTATTACGCCGCTTATTCCTGTGCCGTTGGCAGTTGCAATCGACTCGTAAGAGTTAGTCGAGGCGGCTACGCCTGCATCCAATAGCGCCGCTATATTGTTAAGCATTACCCAATGGCTCCAACGACGTACCAAGTATCGGTGCCTGTCTTAATGCAGGCGGCAGATTTGTATTGTGCAAGGGTAGGGGCTGCCGCTACTGCTCCAGCGGATAGGACTGTAGTCGTGCCGGATGTAACGGCCGAAATGGTGCAGACTCCCACGCCTTCGTTGAGGATAGTAATACATGAGCCGACAGGGATAGCCGCTGTCGCGTTGGTAGGGATCTTTAAGGCGATCGCTGTAGCCTTATTCATAGGGACTAAGACTTGATAGGAGTCGGCGACAGTAAGCGTGTAGTCGGCTGTCTGATCTGCCTTGATCTCAAAGGTGACGAGGCCGTTATAGTCTGCGGCTGTAAAGATGTCGCCTGTTGTAGCTGGAAAGCCTGTTGCCATTGTTTTCTCCTAGTATCCCATAATGGATTGTCCGATTATACCGTAAGTCGATGATCCTATGATGAATCCCTCAACTATAGGCTCAAGTGTTGTTACTGTACATTTCATAGAGTTAGGGGTGATGTCCCATGCTAGACCCTGAACTTGCAAGGTCTTCACGATTGTCGAGCCATTCTCTTGCACATTGGTGATCTGTAGATTGTCAAAGTAATCAAGGCCGATCATCGTGTCTGTAGGGACATCGGTGTCCAATAGATCGACTGTCATGGCATCGATTCTGATTGATGTCTCGGCTCTCGTGGCGACATAGATTCGGGCAATGTCTAAGACTTGAGCATCTGTCTCAGGGATCATCTCTGTCAGAGTAGTGCCATGAGGAAAGTACTTAGCCGATGAATCAACGCTGGCAACGACTTGAGCCGACCCACCGAGGCGAGTCATGCTCGCTTGATTGATGATCAGCTTGTCATCAAAGGCATATCTAAGGTCAGAATAAGGAATGCCTGTAGTCTGATTAAACTCAATAGGTGTTGCAGCTAGAGAGCCCACTACATCGTTTCTATCCTTAAACTCTGCCGTGCCATCGGTACGGATAAAGAATGCGCCTTGCTCTGCGAACTCTGCTGCCTTGAGGGCTTGCAAAGATGTGCGAGCCGTAGCAGGATCGGCCTGAACTGTTGTAGAGCCTGTGTCTGTGATTCTCATTGATGTAGGGAATGAGACTTGATCGAGAATCTTTGTGATGCGTGTGCCAGTTGTCTGCCCTGCTGTGGCGCCCGTCACAGTTGATATGTTAGCCATCTGAAAAAGTCTAAAGGCATCCGAGCAGACGATGTCCACATATCCTAATTCTTGACCTGTTGGAAAAGAGTATTTGTATGAATCGACATAACCTGAAAATAAGAAGTGCTGAGTGGTTGGAGTAGTAGCTGCGACACGAACCTTACGAAGTGGGGTCAGATAGCCAAAATAGGGTGAAGATGTGTTCTGAGGGTTGAATGCGCCTGTCTCATCAATGACTCGGACTGTACATGTGCCTGTTTCGTAGGTGTCGCGCATAATGTTTCTTCCGCGCTGGATCTTGATTGATCGAGTGACGCTACTTAGATCCACTACAGGATCAGGGACTTCTGTCGCTGCGAACTGAGATACGCCAATGACTCCGTTGATCGGGTCGCCAACCGTGAAGGGGTATCCGAAGGTCGCGGATTGGCTAAAGTCGAACGAAACCGAGATCGTGGCAGGTAGGGTCATTTGACTGACGGAGCTCCACGGCCGTTGTATCGGCTCACGTCGCTGAATGTACCTGAGAGAGATTGATTTTGTTGAACACTTGTGACTGCGCCAGTTATTTCTGTGTCGCCCAAATAGACCGCAACATTGATGACCTTAGCTTCTGCCGCTTGGTTTGCATTAACGGCGGCTGCCAATTCCATTTGGGCATCTGTCATGCTAGATGTGATCGGAATGGGTGCCGTCTGTAATTGTGCTACAGATACGCCAAGCGATGATGCTGTGTAGTTAAGCAAGTCTTGGGGTAATGTCCAGTTACGATATGGGTTGGGCGCCTCGGGAGTTGTTAGTAACAAGTTACGTAAATCATTTTGACGCTTGATTGCGGTTTCTAATTGATCGGCTAACTGAGTTGCTAGTGTCGCGTTATCTGCCAAGATGGCTTTCTGCAATAGTAAAGATAGGCGGTCTGTCTCGCTGATCTGACCTTTAAGGGCTGCTTCAATACCGATTGCTTCTAGGTTAAGAGTCTTTGAGGCCTTAAGCAAAGCATTCTGCTTCTTCTGTGCATCGAGTGTTTTCTTCTGCAAGGCTGCTAATTCTTTAGCACGCTTGACGGCAGCGGCTTCTGCCTTCTTTCGAGCTGCATCATTCGGATCTACATAACCTGGCCCAAGTGCTGACGATGGATAGCCGCCCATCCCCGCAGCGCCTTTTGATTTTTTGCCATAAGCGGATAAAGCATCTAAAAGTTTTAGTGCCTCACCAGCCTGAGGGAATAGAGTAGCTAAAATACCTCTTGCGCCGCCGATCTTTCCTATGAGATCAGCACCCGGCAAAGACTTTAATTTATCTCCTAAAACGGCCAAGCCGTAGATGGCATCGCCAACGTAAGTAGCAAGTTCGCCCATAGAATCGGCTAATGGTTGAATGGAGTTACCTTCACCTGCTAACAATGACAAACTCTCGACTAAACTCTTGCCTATGGTTTCGCTTGCTTCATTGGCGGCATTAGACAAAATGCCCATCTTGCCAGCGTAAGTAGTTAGATATTGAGCATTGGCACCCGAAAATTGCTTGGTAAGTTTTTCCTGAACGTCTGCAAAGCTCATGGTCTTGAGTTCTGCCTGTGTCAGTCCAAGTGAGTATTTGCGAAGGCCGCGAGTCTGACCGACGTAAGCCATCGATAAATCATTTACAACTGTCTCAAAATCGACACCGCTTCCGGCACTTATGTCTAAGGCTTGAGTAAGTAACTCGGTTGATTTAGCTAATGAACCAGTAGTGGTCAAAAGCTTTTGCATACTCGGACGAAGCTGATCGTCGGCGACCCCCGAGGTGCGAGCTAACTGACTTATGAATTCTTCAATGCGTGGAGTCTCAAAAGCAAGACCAAGATTCTTCACGGCTATAGCTAAACGCGATGCGGCTTTCTCATCTTCAATAAAGGCTTTTGCTGCGTTCTTGGTGAACCTGAGAAGCTGAGTTGCTCCAAAGGTAACAGCTAGTTGAGCGCCTAATTTCTTAACGCCTTTTTGTAAAATGGATGTTGCGGTGGTGGCTTCTTTGAAAGACTTCTTGCCTTTGAACTCACTAACTATATCAGCGCGTAATTCAGCCATCAGATTTTGCCTCTCGCGTTAAACTTAGCGGCTGCCTTTTCTAGCGCCTTAATTACTCCGACCTTAGCTTTGCCTTCATCTTCCTTGTACGCTTTAAACATGGCGCGACCTTGCATCTTGCCTGATCCTGAAAGTGTGCCCTGTAAGCGTGGAGTGAACTTGCCTACATTACCCGACTTGCGACCTGAAGTTTCAAAGATTGCGCCTGCAGCGGTTTTATTGTGAATTGATACTGTAGAGATCCAGCCTTGACGATTAGGCTTAGTCGGTGTCAATTTATAGCCCACGCCTCGACGCGCTAAGGCAGCGTCATATTTAGGAAATCTATCAGGCTCGCTAGTGCCAACGAAACCTGAAGGCATTGCAGAATTGGCAGGCATAAAACCGCGAGCTTTCTTGACCAATGGCTTTAGAAATCCAATCATCTCGTCGCGAAGCTCTTTGTCTAGGTCAGGCGAGAATTGCTTAAGAGCCTTGCGAAAAGCGTTAGCGCCTTTTAGCTCTGTAGGCATCGCTCTGCTCCTTCGCTCGGTCTTTCAACGCTTTCAATAACATTTGAAGCATTGACGAATCTAAATCGATCAAATCTTGTGGCGGGATAGCCGTCTCAATGCTCAATCGAGCGATGAGATAGTGGATGCTATCCCTGCCTAGGCCAAAGGGTCAGACTCAGCAACCTCGACACTCTTTAAAGTTTCGAGAAAGTCTGCTCCGAAAGGCTTTACTGTGACTCCACTTAGTCGAAGGCCTTCCCATGCCAACCAATAGACATCTGACTGCTTTTCATCATCGCGAAACGCTTTGTGAAATCCCTTTTTAGCATATAGCTCGAACGCATATTCGAGGCGAGGTGTGATCTCGATCTCTGTAACGCTATTGTCCGCTAGTGTGACTATTAACTTTGCCATGCTGTGCCCCTTTGTTTAGTTAGATTATGCGGTTGTGACTACTACTGTACCTGATACGTTCCATGTTACAGACTGTGTGCCAAGATCGCCAACGGCACCATTGATGTCGGTGAGGTTATTGACTAGGCATGTCATTGTGTAAAGTGGATTTGTTGCAGATACGGCTGCAGAAGTTTGCTTGAGTGTAACAGTTACGTTGGTTCCGTATGCAGCCTGTAGGGTTGCTAGAACTTCGCCTGCTGCTGTGTCGTTAAGGAAGTCGATTGTGATAGATGCGGCTTCTAGACCCTTCACAAACTTATGGCCTGAGTCTCCCATTGCGGTGACTTCAAGCTCATCAAATGCGCGGTTAAGTGTTACAGATGTAACGTGGTCTGATAGATCGACGGAATTAACCGATACGACTACTCCATTGTTCAGAAATACAGCCATTAGATTATTCCTCGTCTTTCTTGGTAGATGCTGGCTTTGGTGTTGATGGTGCTACCTGCCCGATCTTGATCAGGAAGGCTTCTTGCTCTTTTTCCCACTCGGACATTTTAGCTCCAACTCGTTAGGACTGAGATATTGATATTGCATGTAAGTAGATCACCTGAAACGGCACTCAGGACGGCCGGAGCCGATACCTCTGTGACGTTGTAGGTGTATGAGGATGCAGCGAGTAGATTGAACACTCGGACTACATTGTCCTCAATTCCATTGAGATTGCCTTCGTTATCGAGCAACGGCACCATGACTGAGATTGTGAAGTTAGCCATTGGTGAGATAGATGCGTGCCATCCGTTAGATGGCGAAATGTAAGGATCGCTAGGAGCGACGATGACGCTGTTAGCAATAGGGGTTGCAGGTGGGAATGAAAATACAGACCATTTAGTATTATCTACTAGGGCTGTTGCGATACCTGCTCGGAGTGTTGATATGGCGGCCATTAGCCCACCATCGATCTCGGATCGAGATAAGGCGCGATAAGGCCACGGACGCGAGCGAGAAGGGTGTTGCCCATGCGATAAGGTGAAGGCTGATACCCGTCGATGGTTACTCCGCCGGATGATGGCGCTTGACGGCTTTGCCAAATGTCGATAGCAATCATGAGCGATGCTTCTTGAATCGCTGGGACTGTTGAAGGGTCTAGATAAGTATCGGCTGATAGTAAGCCGTAAGGGTTAATTGGATGGCGTGGAGTCACGGCATTGTTGTTGCCTGTGATCGCATAAGTAATGGAATGAGTGTCGCGACCTGTGATGGTCTTTGATCCATTGTGCTTAGAACCTGCGCCTGTGATTACTACTGTCTGACCGACATATAACTGTTCGGCAATAGATTCTGCAAAATAAGATGTGCCTGTGTTGGCTGTATTACTGTGCCCAATTATAGAAAGGGTATTTGACCAGATGAAAGGCAAAAGAACATTATCTGCTGCATCGCAGACGGATTGAAGCGTGGCGTCAGCGTAGAGCGTCCCAACGCCTAGGGCGGTGCGAAGCTCTGCAACTGTTGTCAATGCCATGCTCTGATCCTTTCTAAAGACTGGCTGGGTAGAAGGGCACTACCCAGCCAGCGACTTAGGGAGTTACTTACGACTTGTTGTTCTGGAATGCGCCTGCTGCAACCTTAGTTGCGATTGCGCCGTAGCCGTAGTAGCCGATTGTTACTTGACCTGCGGCTGTTGATTCAGCGCGTAGGCGGTAGGTTGGTGACTCGTACCATGTATATGCATCTGGGTTAACGATAAGGATTGTTCCATCGCCATCGCCAGCATTTGTAGGATCGACGTAGAGGTTAAGACCTGCAACGTTACCTGTAAGTGATGTAGGTGCTACAACTCCGCCTGCGTTCATTGGCTGTGAAGCTGTGTAGATTGGGCGTCCTGCATCGTTAAGAGACATGATGTTTGACCATTGTCCTGTAGATACGATCATGTTACGAGCGAATGGATTTGGAAGTCCTGCTGTTGCTCCATAGACTGAAGCTGATCCGCGAGCAACGATTCCGAGAAGCTCGGCTGCTGTTGGGTAGGTTGCAACGCCTGTTGCGTCAACTGTTGCACCTGTGATGAGTGCTGCGTTGACTGCTGCGTTGGTTGACTTTGCATAAGCCGCTGCCATGTTGCGAACGAGTTCATCGAAGAATGCTGGAGATGTACGATCGAGCAATTCAACTGAGAATACCTGTTGTCCTGCGTATTTTGCAACGCTTACGCTTAGGAATGCAGAGTTCTGATCTGTGTTAGAAAATGCTGCATCTTCAGCTGCAACTGCAACTGTTGGCATTGCTGTAATCTTTGGGATCTCAAATGTCATACCAGCATCAGGAAGCACTCCACGAGAGATTGCATCGATTGATGGGCGGATTGTGGTTCCAAGAGGATTGATGATCTCTGAGAGTTGACGTGTTGGTACTAGACCAGCGTTGTCTGTTGTGTTGTCTGCTGCTGCGATGTACTGACGTGCTGAATCATCGCCGAGTGCAGCGCGGATTGAGTTTTCTGCGTACTTTGCAGCTGTGATTTCAATGCGTGGCTTTGTGTAAGCCATTGCTGTTACAGCAGGGCGAGCAGCTTCAACTGCGGCAGCCTCAACTGTAGGTGTTGCTTCGACTGCTGAAGTGGTTTCTTCCACGGTGGCTGTCTCGCTTTCTGTTGGTAGGGTTTCTTCAACGGCTTCATCTTCAGACGCCGCGATATCGGTTACGGCTGCAGATTTAAAGGCTGCTGCCTGAACCAAACTTACTTCGAGCAGGTCAGCGCTCGAGACATACAGAACGCCATTCTTTGGCTTTGCTGCATTGACCAAAACTCCGACTGAGAGTCCGGTGCGGAGTTCCTCTGAGGCTTCGATGAGAGCATCGGTGCCACGGGATGATTTAGAGATTTTGAAAGATGCAAAGATTCCATCTTCTGTCTCATTAAAGAATTGAGCGCGGCCAATTGGCTGCTTAGGATCGTGCTCTAGTAAGAGCTTCACTTTGCTTGAATCAGCTACGTTAATCGCGCCACGCTCAAAAACAACAGCACCGGCAGATGTGTTACCGACCTCGCCATTAAAAGGGACGATCTTCCCTGAGATTGTGCGCTCTGAGGCATCCGCTGTGAGTTCTGCCGAAAAGGTCAGCATCTCTTTCATATCATTCCTTCGCTTCCATTAGGTGTAAGGTCTGTCATCTCCATGGCCTGTTCCTGGGTGATCAACTGAAGATCAAGGAGTTCACGGATGATTGACAGTTCTACGAGTGGGTCCGTGCGTAGATAATTCTTATCAATGTCAAATTTAACGATGTTGCCTCGAGCTGTGATGTCATCCATTGAGAGACGATCTTCGATTGCTGAGATAAATGGCTGTAGAGATAACGTGAGGAATTGCTTGCGCTCATCTGTGACGTTGGCATAAGTCATCGTCGTGTTCTGATCTGCCGAAACGTAATAAGGTGGCACGTTGCAAAGGCGAGCGATCTCTGTAGCAAGATTCTGAATCGCTTCGTTGTACATCATGTCCTTAGGGCTAAATCCAACTGTTTCATATTTAAGAGTCGAAGTCAGATACGCTGTAGAACGATTAAGGCGAGCATTCTTCCAAGCTGAAAGCAATCCTTGAACTTCTGCAGGTGGAAGATCGGCTCCGGAATTCGAGATATACCCCGTCGCCATGGGAGTGGCGGCTGCAACTACGCTGGCTTTCTGAATGTCTAGTGCGGCGCGAATTGTTGAAACGCCTGTGTTTAGAATGCCATCGCTCAATGATTGAAATGTAATAAGTGATCCGAGGCCGTCCATTGGGACTGTAGTTCCATCGATTGCGTATGATTTGACAAAAACATTGTCGCGATCTAGTGTCGCTGTAACTCGACTGTTAGCAATCCACTCAAAACGTGATGGGCGACCATCTTCTTGATAAGTCTCAACTACTTGCCAAAATGCTTGGCCGTAGAATAGAAGTGAATCGACTGTGTAGGCAATAGTGACTGAACGAGGCTGTGAGTATGAAGGTTGGTCAAGCCAAAGTGGCTTTCCTAATTCTTCACCCGTGGACTTTTTGTAAAGCTCGAGTGGGATGGTGCCGATTGTGCCAGCAAGTAGATTGCGGCAACGCGCTAGGGCAGGGACACCCATAGCCTCGGTGCGACCGACGTATGCAAATTGGAATGGCATCGCATAAGGTGAATACTCACCTAGAACCTGAGGTGCGTACTGAGCCTCGACATTTGCTTTCGGTGCTGCACCTGTAAGGCGCGAAAGGATACCCATAGAGGGCAATTATACA